TGTAGGCCAACACTTGTGTTTAAAAGCGCAGAAACCACATGTAACTCCTAGCTTAGTGTTACCTGTCTTCTTACGATAAAACGTTTCTTCAATAGCCTCAAATTCACGCTCAAAAGGTTCATCATTGTTGATGTAATCTGTCAGGTCTTCGATATCATCAAGTACTGCTTGTTTATCTACACCACTGGCAGAAACATACTTAAATTCTCCGTTAGCCTTGTTGACTACCCACCAACCACCAACCTCTTTACCTGCGCCCTCTGCGTAACCTACAAGCTGTGGGATGTAGCCGAAACTATCTCCTGTAGCTAAGGCATCAAAGGATGCAAACTTGTTCTGATATGACCAAGGTGAGGCTGACTTTACATCGTCAATCTTACCGTCTAATTCCATATCGTATTCACCTTTAATCTCCACACCATTAGGTAACTTAAGAGTGACGTAATCATTGTCGCCAAACTCAACGTTTGATGCTCTCATGATACCCTTGAATACAGCCTCAACTATATCCCCTAATATCATGTTCATCAAAAAGTGTGGTGGAAAGGGTGTCTTATCTTTAGGTTCATTCTTCTCAAACCATAGCTGACATCTTGGCTTACCTATGTTAGACATACGCAAACGAAAATCATCACGAGGACCACTGTCGAACTGCTTAAACAAAGCATCCTTAACATCAGAGGCGACTTTATCAGCCACCTCTTCAGTCATAGTGGACTCACCTGCCATAGCCTTTTGTAGGAATGATACCATAGCTAATTCTGCAGGATGGTTCATTAATCAGCATCCACATCTACAATAGAACCAACAAGCTCAGCGTCTGCTGCACTCATACCCTTGTCAGAGCGTTCATTGTATAAGTCTAGGATCTTACCGTTACCATACTCAATAAACCCTAAGAAGTCCTTAAGCGTTTGATTGTCAGCTTCAGTAAGTTCTACCTTGTCTCCTGCCTTAGCAGTGATGTAGCCAAACGTAGCACCTGTTGGGATAGAACCTTCCTGACCTGCTAACTCCAGGTTAGACATGATAGGCAAGAGATTAGCTCTCTGTACTGTCTTCAAAGCACCATCTAAGTTCTTTAGACTGTCACGGTTCTTTACATCCATTACAAATGGTAGGTCTATATACTCTTTAGAGATAGGCTCACCTCTTTCATCTATAGGAGATTTGACAGTGAGTAGACCCATAAAGATCTTAACACGCTTAACAGTACGCATTAGATCCTTGGTTGCTTCAGGTAAGGCATTCCAATCTTCTACATAACCTGATGGTCTACCTAAGTTAAACCCACCTACGCTATCCTGTAGATCCCCATTCAATGAAGTAGTCATAACAGACTTTTCCATCTCATTAGTTGATGCATTCCAACGTTGCCATTGTTGGCGCTGGGCGAATATACGAATGCTTATCTGTTCTGCGTAGAACACATCGTCACCCTGCGTAATCTTGTATGCACCTACAGGTACTACATCTGTCTTGATCTTCTTACCACCAAGCTCCATTTCACCCTTTAGGGCTGTACTTACAACGTTAATACGTGCAAGAGAAGATGCTGATTGTTTAGTTTCTGCGGATACACCCATCAGTGCAGCCATAGAGGCATTATCCATGCCAGTTATTGATATTTCTGTACTCATTATTTACCTCATGAGATTTGTGTTAAAGAGACTCAGTTATACCGTCAAACGTCCTGTACGTCAAGCCAATTCGGACCTATTTTAGATTCTAATAGCAGTGGTACATTCATTTTAACGCCATAAGATTTCTCTATCAGGTTGGTTAAATCATCGTTCATATCTTCAATTATCTGTAATACCTCATCTTTCTCTTCTGGATGCACATCTGCCACACTTGAATCATGTACAGTATTAACTAAACAAGATTTTAGATGCTTCATCCTCTCTTCCATTTCAATCAACACAACAGGTACAACATCACCAGTAGCAAATCCTTGTACTGGATAGTTCTTAATCATGGTAAAGTGTGATACCCCACCCCTTGCATTGCGTTTAACATCAGGGAAAGCATACTGTCGCCCTGACTTATTAGTTATCTTATTAAATCGTATAGCCTCATTGCCTAACTCTTTGTGCCACGCAGCTACACCCTCATACTTCTCATTAAAGTGTATATAGTATGCCTCTTCAGCCTTGGATCTTCCATACCCTGTAGCTCCGAAGAGGGGGGCGAATGTATGTGCCTTTGCATCCTGGCGAGATGTTGGTTGCCCTGCATCTGTAATAACTTTAGCAGTATAACTATGCACATCAAACCCTGTAGCTATCTCTTCTATGGCAACAGGATCTTGTGCTAGGAATGCAGCAACTCTAAATTCAAGTTGAGCAAAGTCTGCCTCTAGAATGTGACCACCCTTCCATCGGGATACAAACACCTTCTTAACAGGGAATGTACCGCCTCTTGGCATGTTCTGCATATTAGGGTTACGCCCACTGAAACGTCCAGTAGCTGTAATGTGCTGAGTTAAACCTACATGTAGGAAGCCATCAGACTTAGTGAAGGTGTCAATACCCTCAACGAATGCACTCAGGTAGCTACTAACAGCAGACAAACGTTTCAGGTCTGTCAGGAATGATACTGCTTCATCCATCTTCTTAGTCTTAGCAGTACCAATCAACACATCTAAGTTATCCTTACCAGTGCTGAAACCATTGGCACTAACCCACTTCTTACTGGGTGCAGCAAAACCTAGACCTGCTAAATAATTTAGTGGCTTAAGCTGATAGCCTCTAGCATCACAGTCTTTGCACTTGTTAGGTCTAGCAAACTTTGTGCCATCCTTTTTGATACGATAAACTTTGCCTTCACCCTTACAGGTTGGACATGTAAATGCTTTAGTCCTACGTATGATAGTACTGTTAGCTTCTACTGCTGCCCTAAACTCTTTCTTGTTATACGTATGTTCGAATAACTCTACCCATTCCTTCTTGTTGTTAACCTTACAAGAGAATACAACCTGAGACATTTGCTCTGGAGAGTTGAGATTGATAGGTGTATCACCCATGATCTTACGTACCTGATGTTGTAGCCTATCTTCTATACTTGCCTTCTCTTGCTCAAACTCTAGTCTTACCTCGTCAAGGGCAGATCTATCCACCCTGATTCCTGACATGTACATTCGGGTGAGGGTTTTACAGGTTCTAAAGGTAACGTCTCTGATTGTATGCAAGGACTTGGACTCAGGCTCGGCGTAGTCTGCTTCGATTGCATGGAACAACTCACGAGTGGTGTCGAGATCACCCCTAAGATAAAAGCTAAGTTCATCCAACGGTATTTCATTTGTATTGTACCCTTCTTTAAAGTAATTCTTTAATGTGTCTTGCTTCTGCATATCTAACTGTCTGCGTTGGGCGCAACCGTCAAGACTAAGTGGTAACTTCTGACCTCTCAACAGTATATACTCAGCTAACATTGTATCATAGATAGCTCCATCATACTTAAATCCACACTCCCACAGCCACATCATATCGTGTTGTGCATTGTGCATGATTAAAAGTTCTGTAAGGTCCAGTACATCCTGGATTAACTTACGCCCAGCGCCACTCGTATCCTTCTTTTCTTCATGATCTATGTTAACAATGTGTGTCTCTTCTGGCGCATCTGCATTCTGCATACCCACCTGTACAAGAAAGTTCCCCTGCTCATATGGGTCTAGATGCCACTTATTATTTCGTCTTTGTGTTGTGTTCTCTACATCTAATACTATTCTCATTATCTCTCCTATGCGGTGTATAGCGATCTACCACCATCTAATTCACAGTGGACAACCCCATGCCATCCACCCTTAAGTTTATTCTTAGCTATGTTTAAGTGTCGCTGAGTATCCTCTTCATCAGCACCTTCAACTATAGGGTTCTTACTTATCAACAGCATCAAATCAGCTTCTGCTGCCTTGCCTGTCTTACTACCTTCCATCATGGATTGATCTACATATACTTTACCTTCAGCTACAGCACTCAACTGTGACATCCATACAACACAACAGTTGTACTGCTTGGCTATATTACGAGCATAGATAGCGGCATCTTTTAGGTACACATCGGACTTATCGCTATTCTTTGTAGCAAACTTATCGCCCATGTCTAATATCAGAATGTCAGGCTTCTCTTGCTTGACTAGGGACTCAACCCACTGCAGATCTTTGTTGGTGCTATCCTTGATACGAATGTTCTTGCGTACTGGCTCGTAGCGACTACGTGCTAGAGCTACATTACCCTTCACCTCTTCCATTGTCATATTGGTTGCAGCACTAAGGTATCTAGCACCCACACGCTCATAAGCTTCCTCATTACATAGGACTACACATCTAGCACCCTGAGATGCCCAACCGTCAGGACCTGCTATGAGTGAAGCATGAAAGGATGTTTTACCAGTGTTAGGTCTAGCTCCTACAAGTAGCAAGTGACCGCCTGATACACCCTCAACCTTACGTCTTAAGCTTGGTATATTAAACTTCCACTGAGTAGCCAGGTCATTAGCTTTCAATAGTGTATCAATGGTTATATCTTCCCATTCTATTTTAATGTTAGGTGTGAAGTCGTCCTTAAAATCATCTAACAATCTACGTAGTGGCTCAAGGCTTTCTTCACTACCATTAACAAAGTCAAACCCTAAGTTGGCAACCTTCTCACCTACATACTGTTGGAATAGTTTACCTAAAAC